TCTGGATCGTCATTCAACGTATCGATGATCCGCCCCATCCAGTCCACGGTCTGCGCATCATGGAACTTCCTGTGATATGCATGGCGTGTGTTCGCTACACCCTTCTTGATCATCTGACTAAACTTCTTGTGGGACTCCAACGAATTCGCAGATGAGGAATCATCGACGTTCCATACGGCTACTTCGAACAGCTCGGCGTTGAACGACGAACCATTGACGAGGTAATCCGATGCGTCGCTACCTCCCCCCATGAGGCTAGCTACAATGCGTGATCCGAAGAGAGTTTTACCTTTCCCGACGGGGCCAGCTATGAAAACTGCCTGACCGGGTACGAGGCGACCTTCGAGGGCGGAGCAGTAAAACCGCTTAAGCCAAGCCATGAGGAACGTAAGTGAATCATGCGGGTCTAGGGCCCTATCCAAGAAGTTCGCTATCCATGGGAAGTTCTCTCCCCAAGCATGGGAACCCTCGGCTGGCTGTACAATGCGTAGGCGCGAGATGTTGAGCACTCTACGCCCATTCTGGATCAGGACCTCTCTTGGGTCATAAAGACACGGTACAGGGGCATCTATGATGCGAGAATCACGTATCCTACGCATCGCCTCGTCCGCTTGGGATAGGGTACCCCGTAGATCGGGTGCTCCTGATAGCCCAAAAGAGCCAATGATATCTTGCTTGGCTACCCCAGACTCGGTAGACCTCCACTTACCTTCTAGGTCCCGACGCCAGTAATACTTGCCGTCAAACCAGAAACTGGAGATGGCACCACCGTATTGATCCTCTTGAAACTCCCTTACCCAGTTAGAACCGAACAAGTCTGCCCAGTTATAGAAGCTACGTTCCTGTGAGAAGGCAACCATGCCCGTCTCGGTAACGATTGCTGCGGTTGGGTTTGAATTGGCTGTAGCCTCGGGGCTCCAGAACGCTGGGCCTCGGGCTCCGACTTCAAACGGTCCCATCCACTTTCCTGGATAGGTTGCTTGCAGTCTCTCGAATACTTTATCGAGTGGGATTGCCGCGTCACCTTCGCCACGATACTTGCGGGCTCGCTCCACAGCGATACCCAAAAGATTATGGATTGCGTTAACCTTGATTGGTGTTTCGCTGAAGGTAATCGCCGGTGGCATCCAGCAGTAATACTGTTCGGGACGTTGGATGTTATCGTCGAGTCCGGGAAAAAGATTCTTAGCATTGGTTTCTTTTATTAGTAGTCCAAGGAATTCTTTCATCACTCCAGGGAGCAACGAGATTGGTTCCTCAAACATCCAGATGACACGGCAGTTCCCGCTGACAGTACGATGTGCAAACATGGGTTTGAAACCCGTGCGTGTTCTACGCCCTAACCCGTCGGTGATTTCTTCACGCGTTACGACTGCGTCATAGTCAGCGATCAGTCCGTGCATCTTCCACGGAGCATTCGTTTTGTTTACCCGACCGTGAGGATTGATTCCCTCATAGGCGGAAACGAAGTGACCTTCGGTCGTACTTAACGACACCCAGTCTTTAAATGCATCTTTGCTTTTCGGGAACTCTGGCCAGTCTTTGATCTCCCAAGGTTTGACTGGTGTGATGTTTCCGCTCGATAGGTTAGGGAGTGAGAAAAGAGTTGTCTTCATTTCTCGTAACACTCCGCGTCTTTGGATTCGCTACCAATGGGACAACCCGGTAGCCATTCTGGTGTGGTACTCATAATGTGGTCTACGTCCTTACATTTCACGTCCTTATCAACTTCAAGGATAACTTCGTCGTGGACGTGAAACAGAACACGAAGCCCTTGGTTTTCTAGGCGTTGGACACATTCTGCGAACACGTCCCTCGCCGTTGCTTGAACTAGATTCTCACACAGCCGTCCGCCGTAAAGAGGATATTTTGGTCCCCCCAATTCCAGCGATGCTCTCCAGTCTGGTTTGCCATGCTTACCCATTTGGGGCGTGACATCCCAATACTTTTGTGCCCGACCTGATGGAAGCTCGACGTGGTAGTCTTCGCCTTTGGATTCCCGAAGCCCTCGCTCCAGCTTGCTCCATAGCTCCACCACTTTAAAATTTTTACGACGATAGTCGTCGACCAAGTCCCTGCTCCTAGCTTCGGTGATTGTCAGGCCAGCCATGAGCTTGGCGATGAGAACGAACTTCTTAGAACCGCAACCATAGCCCAGCCCCAAGACCTGAGCCTTGGCTAGGGCGTAGAGATCCTTGGATTTCTTGAAGGTGCCCTTCTCACCCTTCCACATCCCCGTGGATATGGCAAAGGCTTCGTAGATGCCATAGCCGTTCCCTACAGCCTCAAGGAGAGCCGTATTGCCCGCGAGCCATGCCAGTACCCTTGGCTCGATCTGGGACAAGTCGGAGATGATGAACTTCTTCCCCGGCCTAGGGATGAGGCAAGCCCGCAGGTCTACCCCGAAGCACGGGTCTCTCGGTAGGTTCTGGAGGTTGAACTTGCTGTCCCCTGACCACCTACCGGTATGGGCACCAAAGTACTTTAGCCCGAAAGGCATAGTCCCATCGGGACGCCGGCGACGATAAAGGATATGCATCTTCTGTAAGAGCATGTTGGCCTTACGCCAGTCCCTCATAGCCCCAACCCAAGGGAACTTCTCGCCATAGGTTTCTTCCCATAGCTGACAGCCGGGATCGTCCTCGGAAGTGGATGGGGGTACCTCGATGCCAGCCTCACGGCAAGCCTTGGCTAGTCCCGTTACGGATAGCACGTCGCTGGTGTAGTCTCCGTCAGTCTTCCAAGGCATATGCTCAATCGCCTTGATACGAATCCAATCGAGAGCGTTTAGCCCCTTGTCGACCAGTTCGGTGTTAACATTGATGCCATACCACCCAGCCCGTACGGTGTGGTTGGATAGGAATCTCTCCACGGCTGACATGCGGTCTCCGAAAGTCTCGTATAGGTCTAAGCAATGCTGAGCGTCCTTCGCTGCGTATAGCTTAAACTCTGTACCCTGCTCGGTATCTTTAACCTCATTCCAAGTCTTGCCCTTCATGGCCGAGCGAGGATCTTTGGACATGTCTACCCCGAGGAGTTGTTTGGAAGCTCCAGCCAGATTACGGGGAGCACCCATGTAGGCAGCCAAATTTGCTGTGCAGAAAAATTCCTTTGGCTTTGCCTTGGTAATTCCCAACTCGTGCAGACGCTCGATACACGATCCGTCGAATGCGTAGTTATGTGCTACCCAACGCTGACCGTCAATCTTATCCCACGGTGCGTTCTTGGGGTGACCAACGTATTCTACTCCCGGCCCCTTGATGGCAACCATGTAGATATCCGCTTTATCGTGACGTAGGTAATGCCAAGTACCCAGCGTCGTGATAGAAGTTTCCTTGTCGTAGTATGTTTCAAAATCTATGGCGTAGGTATTCATTTGATTTTGATAATGGTGATTTTGTCTTCACCGATAATTGCGTTGGCTAGTACTTCTTCTATGAACGCCATGACTCCAAGACACGCCGCAATACCTTGTGTGTCATTTTCGTCCACGTCCTCTAAAATTTTCCCCAAAGCTTTGTGAGCTTTTACGTGATTATCAATGACCTCAACGGGACCAAATTCTTCGACGATCAGCTTTGCTGATTTCGCCGCTTCATCTAATCGTGGGTCAGGAATTACTACAAATTCTTCTGATAGTTGTTGTGCTGTTTTGTGGTACATAAAATTTTTGCCCGATTCATCTGTTCCGTCGTCGGGACCGCTACGGTAAAAGGTTGCCCCCTTCTGATAGGGTTATGCCTCCAGGGGGCACCGCAGATGATACGGCCACAATGAAAAGACATAACCCAAGTTTTATTTCTGCCAAAAAGCATTGCCTTGAGACACATGTCTCAATTCTTCTTCCTGCCTGATCTGTCGTATCCAGCTATTTCTTTCAGCGTTGGTTCCTTTTACGTAGCCAACGATCCAGCCAATAACAAACGAACCCAGACCAACCAAGGTGAAGAGCATATTAGTCCAGCGTTACGATGGCAGGGCCACCGTCGAGGGAGGTTGCGATCTCACCTTCAGCGGGCTTGTCGACAATGGTACCGCCAAGTTTTTTGTTGGCATCTTCCATACCGAGTTCGAGAGCTTTCTGAACGTAGGGCAACAAGAACATTGCTGCGGACTTCTCCTCGTTACAAACGTTTTCGTCTTGGGACATACGGATCTCAAAATCCATTCCCTTACCTTCTTTATCATACTTGCATTGAATCATTACTGATGTCATTTGTTTTTTCCTTTCTTAGGTTTAACCGACGTCTTCAACCATTTTTCAAAATGTTTTTTATCCACGTCCTGCATACAGTGCAGAGCGTAGAAGCCGAAGATAACTGCTGACATTGTGCTATCTTTTGCTTGGTTGAGATACTTTTGATCCGGATACATGAAGGTTACTGATTTGTCAGTATTAAACCGCAAACCTGTCTCCTCCTGAGCATCAATCGGCAGAAGATACAGTCTCCCGCGCAACAATAACTTTAGAGCTTTTATTACTTCATTCATTTTTTCTTTTCCTTTCGAGTTTTTGATGTTGGGCTTGAATCTTTTATCTGTCCAGCTTTTTCTTCAGCTGCTTGTCTACGTTTTCTAGCATGCTTAACTTCGCTACCGATGATGCCTCGGAATCCATCTCCATAGTGCATTCCTCGCCGTTTAAAGAAGTCATTCATGCCTTTGTTGAACTTGGCGATCTCCGCCATGGTCAACTCTCGACTATGACCTGAGACACCCATGCGTACGCTCTCACGTTTTTGGGATGGACCAAAGTCATCGCTCATTGAATTTTCCCTCTTTTCATTTTGAAAAGTAGGAATGCACAACGAACCAAGGCTCTTTCCATATGAGCTACCCTATCCTCCCCGAGAGCATCCGGATTAGGCCGGTTACCATCGAGTTGCATAAGTGACTGACATATGTGGGAAATTGCACGATCTGCGTTATAGCGGATGCTATCTTGGAAGAACCATTGGCCAAAAGTACTTTTGTCCGAGCCTTTCTCCATGATGCGGGTGACGGTGCAAAAAGCTTCATTCGCGACCTCGCTAATACTTGGCGCTCTAAAATCATTTTGCTGGCTCATCTTCTAGATCCTTCTGGATACATTTGGCCATGAGTTTCGCTGCATCGATCTGGCAAATGGTTGCCCTAAAGATTGCTGCGCCAGCATGTGTATCGCAATCATCCCTTAGTTTAGCCAGCATTGTCTTACTTCTCTCTAATGTTTCGATCATCCATTCTATATCGTATTTCATTTATTCTCCTGTTTGCGGATTTCCACTTCGGCATATCTGCCTATCTTGGCGATCTCGCGTTCTGCTTCTTTCTGTGTTCTAAAGAAAAGATCGATGACGGGAAGTCTTTTTTTCTTAGGTTTTGACCATTCGCTTTTCCTGTTGACGACTGCTGTACCGGTGTCTATTGCCCGCACAACTTTCCCAGTCTCCTTGATAGTCACATACGAACCGTACGGAATTACGTACGGGTCCACCGCACACGATTTGCCAGAGACAAGCTTACGCCCAGTCGAGGACTGCATCTTACTTGTCCATTGATCTTGGCCACACCAGTAAGCAGTAATGCGTACAAGCAACACCCTTGGAGGTTCGACTTCCCACATTAAGTTGGTCGCGCTAACCGGCACCGACCAGATGATAAGGACTCCGAGTAAATGCCTCACACGCACAACTCGTCCTCCACCTCGATCTCTTCCGCCTCCAGCGGTGGTTCCTCGATTTCCCTGAACCGTTCTTGGTTGAATCCCCGTTCAGGGTATGGTGGTGTAGACGAGTTTGGATTTGGCATGTCCTTCAAGTAAACAACAATTTCTGGTTGGCTGTTCCACCCCACCCCTATGCCAACATCCCGCACCATATATTGGGCGTTCTTTACTGGCAGGTGGGTATAGAAATTAACTACTTCCTTCGGGAAGTTGTCGTCAATGCAAACTACTTTTGATCCTCTTCTCATTTGAATAGTCCTTGTATTTTCTCAATCACCCACAGAATAAGAGCTACTGTGAAAAACGTTAAACAGAAACCCAACATTAAGGCTATACTTAAAAACATGATCTGGCCGATTAGATCCCCAAGCAACCTGATCATCCTTTGTTCTCCACTTCATTTTCGCTGTTAGCGCATATCTTCATAACCTTGTCGATATCTGCGTTTTGGCTAGCAAAAATAACTATTTCCGTTTGATGGCTGTCTTTATCCATACCTGTGATTCGATATGCGAACCACCGTTTGGAAACCCAGAGCCAGAGTTGATATAAAATAATGTCCATAAAAAAGTGAGGGCACCGGGCTATTACACCCGATGCCCCCAATAAAGTTATCCGAAGATTGCTTTTAACTGCTCACAGTTTTCGGGGGAATGTTTCCCACCGATCTTGAGCTGGGGCACGAAGTACGAACCAGAGGGGCTCGTACGGATCTTGCTGGTCAGCTCATAGTAGGCTGTGTGGAGACCAGACTTCAGGAACAACTGACTGTCCGTGAAGACCTGCTTTCCGGCAGAGCGGTATGCACTCTTGGCCATGAGCCATTGAGCCAAACCGTACTGCTTGTCACCGACGGCGAACGGGAACAAAGGATTATCTTTGTCCGGTGCCTCGATGGCGATGATGGTCTGGAGAGCTTCGCTGTACCGATCGGTATCAGCCTCGGCTTCCGGATCGTTGGCCAACGCACCACCTGCCGCACGTACGTCGGACAGACGGTTGAAGGTCTTAGCGATCTGGTCAGAACCATAGACCACATCTTGGATGTAGATCTTTTGGAGACGCAGGAAGGTGATCTTCGCTGGCTTCTTGCCGTCGCCGATCACGACCTCGCGGTTATAAACGAATGATCCAGGCTGGAACGTGTTGGACAGTTCGCCTGTTTTAGCCACGAGGTTCAAGCGCGGGACGGTAAAGTCCTTCGCCGAGAATTCTCCCTCGACTTGGCCAGCCAATGTGTTGACGGATAGCGAAGCCATTGGGGCCTCGATAATCGCGCCTTCCTCTTTCGATTCGTCGACTGCTGGGGTTGCTGTTGGTTTAGTTGCTTTAGTAGGAGCAAATGATGTCTTCATATATTTGTTTAGTTTGTTTCTTTTGTTTTTGCCAAGTAGGTAACCTCTCCTCCGCCTTTCAATAGATTGGCTTCGTTGAGCTTATCCTCCAGAGCTTGTTTTGCTTGTTGTTTTTGGCCACGCGGAAATGATTCCGCGTAAGCCTTTTCGAGCTTGCTCCACGATATCGTGGCACACGCTGAAAATTGTTCTGCTGTTAATTTGTCTTTGATGATGTCGTACGTTTGCGTGGCGTCAACAATTTCTTTTTTCCCCGCACGAGTTTTGAGTTCATAGCCTGGGATGTCACCACCCGACATACGGAAGTCCATATTTGATTTCTTGACGCTGTCGCACCACCTTTCCATGACGCGACGGATGGATTCAGCCTGCGATCTCTGGTCAGGAGTCGCAAGAGTAAGCGGGTCTGCGAGTACCGGCAACTCTGCGTCTCGGAGCATGTCGTATCCTTTGCCGATGACGAGGGCTTTTGAATGTAGTGCTTTGCATGTGCCTTTGTTTCCACAGTAGAGACATCCTTTCTCCGTCGGGTTCAGTTCCGGTTCTGGTTGCTGAGCTCGAGCGATGATTGTTTCTACGCGGAGTCTAAGCCGATCGTAGTCTTTGTCACGACTAAAAGTATGTCTGCTGATCATGTTGATGCGTGGTTGTGCGAAGACCACCTCGACTTCGTCAACGTCTTTCCACTTTTCAAATACGCCCACGGCGTATGCCCAGCCTTGGATATTCTCTTCGGCATCGTCTACGGCATGCCATCCGAACTTGGCGTCACCAATCTTGGCTTTGCCTTTCCCAATCAAAACAATGTCAGCAGTTCCGAATGTCTTTCCTTCGGCAATCTGTAACTGGACTTCGGGAAGGTCGGCGACGATTTCGCCTAGTTCGTTCTTCATCTGCTGGAAAACGTCGGACACCATCAGCACATTCTTTTTCTGCCATTCGTCCAAGCCCTCGTAGTTCCCTGTCTCGAGTGCTTTGTGCATCATCGTTCCCTCTAGAGCAGCAACAGATCCGCCTTCCGTTGGCTGTGGTTCGTTATCCCAGCCCGGGCAGATCTCCCGCCATTTTAGTGAACTTGGTCCGTATTTGTGGTGGCTCATAGTATTGCTCCTAATGTGTCCCCGTCCGAAAGTGTTTCGATGTTGTGAAGTTTTCGGCGGAGGCTCCTAGCGATTTGTGTTTCAACGGTTCCGTTTGCGAAAAGCAAGTATTGCCGACTGGCAGACAAAGCTCCCGCACGATGGATTCTTCCGAGAGCCTGCTTGGTATCGATCGCCGAGTAGGTTGGCGCGATAAGACTGATTCTTGGTACTCCTTGCAAGTCATGGAGCGACAATCCAACACCACCCGCTTGAATCATGCAAGCACATATTTTTACTTTGTTTGCTTGGAAGTCCGCGATATTTTGTACACGGTCTTCATCTTTTTGATCGCCAATGATTTCTGCCGATTCCTCTCTGACAAGCTTTCGGTAGGCTTCAAGTGATTGTCGAAAGTTGAAGAAAGCAACCACAGCATTTCCTTCTGCGATTGCCTGTTCCGTAAGCTCGAGAAAGACAGGTACACGCATCAACTCCGCTTCTTGCCTCGCCCTGAGTTTAATCGTGAGCGGGTTTTCGGGCGTTCGTTTGCTTCGCAATTCCGCAAGCTGCGCCTGCATTTTTTCGTAGATGACGTCAACGTCCCCCATGTCGTAGCACTCTGCGAACACGGAGTTGCTTGGGAAAGCGTCCCCAAGGTCGGCGATTCGTATGCGGTGTCCTTTCTCGGGAAAAATAGATCTGTGAATTTCTTGTAGCATTTTCTTTCCGCCCATGAAAGCCAGACCACGGCCCCATGGGGCAGGTCGACAACCCATTTTGTAATTCCACCGGTAGAAGTCGTGGTATTCATGTAGGCCAAGCATGAAGCCTGTCGCTCGCATGTCCAGCGGATTCTCTGCAGCGGTAGCGGATAGCATCAATACTGGGTACTTCTTAGACCCTGTAAGTATCTTGGCATTAACGCTTGTGGCTCCTTTGCATCGATGTACCTCGTCAAAAATTAAAAGTTTTGCTCCCCTGAAAGTCCACTCCCAACTCTTCGCGTCGTTCCATTTTCCGAGCTTTGTCTTTCCAGTCTTGAGCTTTTCGTAGTTGATTACTTCGTGTTTAACCTCGCCTCGATCGAGCCATTCACGCCACGATGGGATGACTGCTTTCGGGCAGACGACGATGACGTCTGCTCTTAATTGTTGGGCTAACCAGACCGCTTTAGCCGTCTTACCCGTGCCAGTATCGCTGGCGTCGAGGGCTACGTTATTTTTCTGAAGGCTTTGTAATAACGCTTCCGCTCCCGGTTTCTGCCACTCGAACAATGTGATGTCTGCCATATTCGAGTATCAATAGTGCATCGGCCGTGGATAATGTCACGCTTAAATTTGGAAATCTTCTTTGGGCTTCGGCTTTTAACTTATTCTTCCATTCCGTCTTGCTGGCCATCCCCTTGCTATTTCCCAAGCTCAACGCCTTCTGCCACGCTTGCGGACGAACCATCTCGATTCTGTATCCCAGAGTCATTGCCACGCCCAAGATAAAACCGAATCCCCTACCAAAGTTAAACATTGCCGAGCCGGGACTTCCTGCCCCACCTACGTACCCACCGACTTGTTCGATGACAATAACATCGTGATAAGTCCGCAAACTCTTTAGTTTACCTAGCACATCTCCTTCAGTCTCAGGCATCTTTACTGCGTCGACTAAACCGTTAACAGTTATAGATGCGATACCTCCGCTTGCTCCGGGATCAATAGCTACCATCCAGATCATCTCTTATAAAAAGAGTGGATTGCCAAGGGGATTCTGTTACCATCAGGTAATGTCCCAAATCGAGAAGTATGGCCGAATGTGGCCCGAAGGGGCTACAGCACTTACGATCGAGTTGTTGTCCTTCCGAGAAGGGTTGACTCCTGAGACAGGGGGTCTTGGCAAAGAACAGCACTTTTGGAATGTGGTCGAGATGTTGTGGCCGTATCACCCCAAAAAGAATCCTCAAGGTTTTCAACGCAACCCGTGGGCGGACGACCAGATCGTTGAGCTGTGCAAATGGAATTACCTAGGCATCTCTGGCCCCAAGTCCTCGGCGAAGACTGAGGTTGTTGGTTTATGGGGGTTAGTTAACTGGTACTCTGCTCCGTTCGATACCTTGGTCTTGGTCACCACTACGTCCGTTCGTGAAGCCCGTAAGCGTATGTGGGGTCGAGTCCGTGAACGTCACATGCAGGCGAAGGTCATGCCGGGCAAGCTGGTCGATTCGATGGGAAAGCTTGTGTTGGAAGAGGGTAGTAGTGATCGATCCAGCATCACGCTTGTTCCGTCTGCGAAGGATAAGGAAAAGGAAGCTTCCGAGAAGTTGCTTGGTCTTAAGAACAAACGGGTGTTCCTTTTGATTGACGAGGCCACGGACGTATCCCCCGCGATCTTCGAAGCCACAGCCAATCTTTCGGCTAACCCCTTCTTCCAATGCGTTGCCTGCGGAAACTTTAATTCAGCTTACGACCCCTTTGGCCAGTTCGTTACCCCTAAAGAGGGGTGGCAATCGATAACGGTAGACGAGGGTGGTTGGGAAACTAAAGACGGGTTCTGCCTGCACTTAGACGGAGAGAAGACCCCTAACTTAGATAATGACGATAAGTGGCCCTTCTTGCTTACGGGTAAGAAATTAGAAGAGGACAGAAAACGTCTTGGCGAGAATTCTCTGTCTTACTGGCGGTTCATCCGTTCATTCCCCGCTCCCGCGGGTTCCGAAGAGAACATCTACAGCGAGGCTGATCTTCGTAAGTTCGAAGCCCATAAGCCAGCTATGTGGGTAGGAGCTAAACAACCTATTGCTGTGGCTGGATTCGATCCTGGATTTACTAGCGGTGGGGATAGGTCTGTTCTGTTTCTCGGAAAGTACGGGGAGACCGACGCCGGTATGACAGTCCATTTCGATAAGTACGTGGAACTTCAAGAGAACTCCTCGATAAAGGACAATCCCCGTAATTACCAGATTGCCCAGTTGTTAAAACAGGAGTGCGAGAAGTATGGTGTTCTCCCTCGATATCTAGCGGTCGACGCCACGGGAGCGGGAGACCCCTTGTGCGACATCATATCAACTATATGGAGTCCGTCTGTTCTTCGGGTTAAGTTCTCCGAGAGACCCAGCAATATGCCTGTTAGCAAAAGCTCCCGCATGAAGGCCGACGAGTCCTATGGGAACAGGGTATCCGAGCTTTGGTACGTAGGGCGGGAGTTCTTGAGGGCTGGGCAGGTTAGGGGTGTAACTATTGATTTAGCCAGAGAACTTGTGGCTAGGCAGTATCGCACAGCCGAACGGGGTAAAATCTTTGTTGAGTCCAAGAGGGACATGAAGTCTAGGTTCGGAAGATCACCCGATATAGCTGATGCAGCCTTTCTTATGTTGGACGTATGCCGTCAAAGAGCTAACGCCATAGCTGGGACTAGCGTGGCTGGGGGTGGCAAATACAAGGATTTCCTAGCCTTTACCAGAAAAGTGGATGCCTTATATTCTTGACCCGAGTCAAGTAATTGAGTACGTAGGAGTTTAACGTGGATCAGAACCTAGAGACAATCTCCCCAGAGGGTCGGCCACCCAAAACAAGGCTTAAAGATGCTTCATCAGCTTTTGCGATCTATACAAATCTTACTGACGCGGACGCTGAGAGTGCAGCGCAACGGGTGCGTGTCCAAGCGATGCTCGATGGTGAGCCACCGTACAATCCGTCCACTCTGCGGAATCTCGGCCAGTCTTATCGTTCGAATCTGAATTTCTTGGAAGCTTCCGCTGACTTGGAATATGCCCTTTCGGCTTATTCTGATTTGGTTAACGGCGTCCCGATGTTGGCTCAGGTCAAGACCAAGTTCGGCGACGCAACCCAACGTGGCAATTACAGCCAGATTATTTCTGAAGAGTTTGACCGAGTTCTTCGCAAAGATTGGGACGAGTTCTTCTACAACCAGCAACGGCTGGCTCACGAGTTTGTGGCCTATGGCGTCGGCTTCGCCTTCTTTGACGATGACATCGATTGGCGTTGGAAGGTCGCAGGACTTAAGGATTTCTATCTGCCCCGTGGTATTCCAGCTAGCGATAGCCGTATTGAGTTTTGTTGCGCCCGTCGTTCCTATTATGCTCACGAGCTTTATCAACATATTAAAGACCCCAAAGCCGCGAGAGCTGTCGGATGGGATATAGAAGAAACCCGTAGAGCAATCATCAACGCAGTTCCGGTTGACGTTTCTGGCACAAGGCTCGAATGGGAAGAGATTCAAGTAATGTTGAAAGACAACGATCTTTCGCTTTCTTTTGCCCGTTCTGCTGAGATTCAGACTGTTCACTATTATGTGTTGGAGTTTGACGGAAGGGTGACTCACGCAATCGGACTCCGCGATGGGTCTAACCAAAATTTCCTTTTCCGCAAAGACAATCGTTTCGCGAACATCAACGAAGCTTTAGTGATGTTTACCTACGGTATCGGCACGAATGGCAACTTGCATTCAGTCCGAGGGTTGGCCTACAAGATTTATCCGCATATCCAAGTCAATAACCGTTTGCGGAATGCTATCATCGACTCGACCTTGTTGTCGACTTCAGTAATGATTCAGCCACAGACGATGGATGACTTGCAGAATCTTACCATTGCTTACAACGGTCCTATGGCGATTCTCCCCCCGAATCTCAACATTGTTGAGCGGACTTCTCCGAATCTTGCCAACAACGCTTTACCGATTGCTCAAGAGCTTTCTACGATCCGCAGGAATAACACCGGTAGTTATGCTTCACAAGTTGTAAGCTCCGCATCGCAAGAGCGTACCGCAACTGAAGTAAGCGCCCAGCTCGAGAAGGAAGCAGTACTTTCTACGCAGGCACAGAATTTTTATTACGTCCCATGGGGCAAGCTACTTAAAGAACAGTTCCGTCGACTTGCTCTAGGCAACTGGAGAGAAGCTCAACCCGGTGGTGATATTGCTATGGAGTTCCACAGACGCCTACGAGAGCGAGGGGTTCCCATGCAGGCTCTCAAAGAAGTCTACGACGTGACTCCGATGAAGGCTGTTGGGTACGGTAGTGCGCAAGCTCGGTTGCTTGCTTACAACGAATTCATGCAGATGTTACCGATGCTCGATGAAACGGGTCGTGCGAATGTTATCCGTGACCGTATCGCCGTTCGTGTTGGATACGATCAGGTTGATCGTTATGCTTCTCCGAGTGCTGTACCCCCAAGGTTGCCCGTGGACGCCAAGATTGCTGAGCTTGAGAACGACTCTATGCAGAGTGGCCGAAGTGTCACCGTCCAACCCGGCGAAAACCACGCAGTCCATTTACAGATCCATGCAATGGATTCTGTTCGATTCTTGCAAGCACTTCAGCAGAACGCCGTACCGCAGGTAGAAGCCTTCAAATATCTTTCTCTTTCCGGACCGCATATGGCCGCTCATCTTCAACAGATTTCTTCCGATGTCAGTCGTCAGGCTGCCGTCGGCCAATACAAAGATATCATCAATAAGATCAATCAAGCTGTTCAGAGACTCGGAGAGAGTCTTGCCCGCGAACAACGGCAACAGCAGGAAGCCATGGCGCAGATGCAACAGAAGCAGTTACAGGACGCTATGCAGATGCAGGTTGATGATGCTAAGGGCAAGCTACAGGCCGAGTACGCAGTTAAGATTGCTAAAGTACAGGCAGACGCTGAGATTGATAGAGCCGCGTCGGATGCTAAGATTGCGATCAAGAGTGAAGAAGCTCGCCAACGTATGGCCCTTCGAGACGCACAGACAGCTCAGCGGCTACGGGCTCAGTCCGAAAAGAATCGTTTGTCGGTCGAAAAGAAAAGACTTGCTTAATTTTCGGATTCTGCGACAAACATAGGAATGACTTTCCAAGAGTGGAGTAAGCGCGACGACTACGTAAAGCTTTGGGAAAAGACTTGGCAAGAGCCCCACATGCGGGCTGGTTTAACGGCTTTAATTCATCTTGGTATTCCTCAAGTTAGTATTTTGACCCCAACAGCAACCAACAACGAGAGCATTAATATTCGAGCCCTTGCTCATTCGAGAACCGAAGGTTGGTTTGCCGCTGTGAAAGCAATCGAACTTCTCAAGACACCCAGTAATGAGCAACAAGAGTTGCCAGGACCTTGGGAAGACGCAACCAGATAAAATAAGAAAACAAATATATGGCAACAAATTCTGATATCGGATCTCTCGGAGAAGCTCTTAATTCAGCTCTCGGCAATTCGGAGGCACCCCTAGCTTCCGCTACTCCCCTTTCCCAAAACCCAGTTATCGAACCTGTTGCTACCCCAGCTCCTGCTACAGCTCCAGTTACCGAGACTAACACCGCTGTTACAGCTCCAGCAGAAGCCGTCAAAGAGACTGAGGCTAAGCCTGTTGAAACAGATCTGGCTAAAACCCCCGAGATCAAAACGCCTTCCAAACTAATTGACTCTTTACTTACTCCCGAATCGGAAAAAACCAAAACTGTCGCAAGGGCAGAAGGCGAACTTACCGAAGAAGAAAAACTCCCCGGAAAAGCAACTAACTCCGCTAACTCTGCTTTTGCGGCTAAAGCAAGGGCGTTGAAAGCCGCTGAACAGGAGCTTGCAACGCTTAAGCAAGAGCTTGAAAAGTCTCGCAACGCTGGTAATGCAGAAGCTTCGTCAGAAGTCCAGAACATCAAATCTGAACTGGAAGAAGCTCGCAAGTTAGTTTCGGATTACGAGAGTCAACTTTCTTTGGTCAGGGTGGAATCAACTCGCGAGTACAAACGCACTATCAGCGAACCCTTGGCTAAGGCCGAGAAGGGTTTGGCCGACTCCATAGCTGGTTACGAAGGTCTCAACGTAAAAGACGTATTGAAAGTGTTGGACATTAAAGATCCAGCTCAGCGCAGGGCTGAATTTAAGGATGTGATGAACGGAGTAGACGCGATGGATGCTTGGGCGGTTAAGACCAAGTTGGACGAGATTGAACAACTCCGCTCCAAAAAAGATGATATGCTCAAGACTGCTAACGACACTCTGGCTCAGATTGAGAGACAGGAAACGGCCGCTGAGCAAGAAGCTAGGTTGACTTTTGACAAGCAAGCCGACGTTGCCTTCGAAAATACTTGGAGTCAGTTCGAAGATTCTTTCCCAATCCTAAAGCGGGGACAGACCCCAGAATGGGATAACACCATCAAGGCTCTTCGAGAGCAAGCTGTTTATCTGGATAAACAACCGCTCGATCACCAACAACGTGCCACTCTCACGTACCAAGCCGTATTGTTTCCTCTCGCCGTTCAGGTTGTCCGCGACCTTACAGAAAAGAGTAACGCGACTATCGCGGATCTTAAAGCTCAGTTGCAGAAGTTCCAAGCAGCTACTCCGGCAGCAGGAGCAGGCACGAATAATTCTCAGTCTGCTGGGTTGCCCTCTACTGTTGGCTTCCTAGAAGCTCTCGAAAAATCGATGGGTCGCTAATGCTAGTCGTACTGCCAGTCGGTCCCCAGGATCGGGAGCAGGCGATTCGTTGGCTTAACTGGGTTGAGGAACTCGGTGGCATTGGTAGTCATCGCTTGATGGTTGCGTGTGCTCGTAGAGTTCCCAATCCTACCGAGCTTAGCCGTTCTTACGAATTGTACGTACCCCACGACGAAGACGAACGTGGCTGGCCTATGAGCCCTAACCATTTGTTTAAGCGGGTTGCCCAGCATATTACTTGGAGTCCGAATCCCGAAGCGTATTTCTGGTGCGAACCAGACTGTATCCCTTTGGTGTCGGGATGGCTCGATCTTCTAGATTCTGAGTATCGCACCTGCGGTCAGTATTTTATGGGTGCTCGGGTCAATGTTCAAAATACTCCAGAGCACATGAGCGGAAACGCTATCTACCCAAAGAATGTCATGGAGCGGGCGTTTAATTTGATCCATGCTGATCTTGCCGCTTTTGACGTTGTTGGCGCGGAGCAGATTGTTGGTCAAGCCCATTGGACAAACTCGATTCAGCATGTTTGGCGTAACGACGAGGGGCGTAACTTCACCTTCCCAGATCAGGCCAGCGTTGATGCCATGGTTAGTAAGGAAGCTTTGTTGTTTCACCAGAATAAGGACGGCACATTGATTGAAAGACTTCGTGAGCGTCGTTCCCCTAAGAAAGTAGAATTAGCCACGACCCCCGAAGTAAAACCTAAAAAGCGTAGGATGCGTAGGAAACTAGGAAGTGAAGATCCTACCAAATAACATTGCGGTACTAGAAAACGATTCGCATATTTCCCGCTGGGTCGAAGAGACTGGGAAGTTGGATCACGACGAGTACTCTCTCCCGATAATTTTAAAGCACATCAAGGATGGCGATTACGTCGTCGACGCTGGGGCTTTCATTGGTGACCACACCGTTGCCTATGCTAGGGCTGTAGGTTCTACTGGGAGAGTCTACGCCTTCGAACCCAACCTCTCTGCTTACGAGTGTTTAGTTTACAACTGTCCTTCGGCTATAACGGTCAAAGCTGGACTTAGTGATAAACCGAGTAGCCAGTTCTTTTCCGTAGCCGATAACGCTGGATCAAGTCGTATAACTGAATTTGGGGATAGGGTTGTATTCGTGGTAACTCTGGATTCGTACGACCTACCTCGGCTTGATTTCTTTAAGTTGGACGTGGAGGGATTTGAAGTATCAGCGTTAAAGGGTGCCAAGAAAACAATCACGAAGCATCGTCCGGTTATGTGGATCGAGGTTAACGAACACGCCTTACAGCAACGAGGCGAATCACCGATCTCATTAATCACTTATCTACGATCTGAACTTGGGTACGAATTACAATCATTCCCGCCCGAGGAAGGACCCCAATACGATCTTTTATGCAAGCCTCTGTAGACCTATTCATCCGTAGCTACAAGAAAGACTTCGAGTGGCTTTCGTATTGCCTGAAGTCCTGCGCTAAGTCAGCCAAAGGTTTCCGCCAAATTCATATCGTTGTACCCCATGGTGACCAGCACGAGTTGAATCATCTTACCTTGGAGAAAGTACATATTTGTCCTAGGTACGCAGAGGATTACTTAGGCCAGCAAGTAACCAAGCTAAACGCTGATCTCTACTCCGATGCCGATTTCATCTGCCACATCGATTCCGATACTGTGTGGTTGCACGATGTATTCCCAAAGAATTTCATCCACGATGGCAAGGCCATCCTGTACTACGAACCCTACGATAGGATTGGAGAATGCCCTTGGCAACCCATTGTCGAGGAGGCAATTGGGTGGAAACCCGAGTTTGAGTTTATGCGTAGGCCACCACATACGTTCCCTAGGTGGTTATACAAAGAGATGAGGGACTTTTTACAGACTACCCATAAAGTGCCTTTTGACACTTTCGTTGCTACTCGACCAGATCGTAGGTTTAGCGAGTATAATACCCTAGGGGCTTATGCTTGGAAGCACCATAGGGATAAGTTCGAATGGAGAGATCCTAAACAGGATAAGGATACTGTCAGGCAGTTTTGGTCTTGGGGAGGCATCGACGCTAATCGCCAAGAACTAGAAAAACTCCTAGAGTAGGTCATTGACCTGCACCCCCATTCAGTTACCTTCAGCCCGTGCCAGCATACTTTCCTGAGAATAACAACCCGCTACCGCTAGATACCGAAGTTCGGTCGCTTCAAAAAATAAATGATCTATTAAACGGAAACGTTGGTATCTCTTTAGATGGGAGTGGAATTGCTTCCGACGCATTTGGTCGTCTGCGTGTATCAAACCCCTTTACTCTGTTTGATTCCAGTCATAGGTATCAAGACAACGCTTTATGGAATTCGTCCACAGCTACGGGTGGTGCGGTATCCTTCAACGCCAATCAAGGACTAATAGACCTTACTGTTACGGCTGCCTCTGGTTCTAAAGTGCTTCGTGAAACAACCAAGGTTTTCTCTTACCAACCCGGTAAGTCTTTGTTAGTTCTAAATACTTTTGTTTTTGCTGGGGCTAAAACAAATTTGAGACAACGAGCTGGGTATTTTGGTACAGACAATGGTCTGTATCTCCAACTTGATGGAACTACCCTGAGTTTCGTCGAGAGGAGTCTTTCTACCGGAACTACAACTACTGTTAACCAAGCCAATTGGAATGGCGATAAGTTAGATGGTTCCGGCCCTTCTGGTTTGACTCTCGATATCGCTAAAGCTCAAATCATGTGGATGGATATCGAATGGCTTGGTCTTGGGACTGTGCGTCTTGGTTTTGTAATCAATGGTCAGTTTATTACTTGCCACTCTTTCCACCACGCCAATCTAATTACTTCTACTTACATCACTACAGCTAGTCTTCCTCTTCGCCTTGAGATTGAGAATACCGGTGCTACTTCCGGTTCTAGTACTCTTAAGCAGGTCTGTTCGACTGTTATATCGGAGGGTGGATATCAACTATACGGGACTCAAAAGGCTGCAGGTACAGTCATTACAGTTCCATATAACATGTCCGTCGCTGGGACGTATTACCCTATTGTGTCTATTCGCTTAAAATCTACTCGGTTAGACGCCGTCGTCATCCTTACTGCTCTTTCTGTTTTACCCGCTTCTACTGGGAACTATAATTGGAGAGTATTGGCTGGCACTACAACTGCTGGTGGTTCTTGGACAGACCCAGGATCTGACAGTGCTGTGGAATATAAAATAAACGGAACAGGTGTGTCTGGTGGGCGTATTCTCGCTAGCGGATTCATCAGCCAATCTAACCAGTCTAACCCGGCTCTCGATATCTTAAAGGAAGCCCTTTTCCGTTTTCAATTAGAGCGAGATACCTTTACTTCTACAGCCTATGAGATAACTATCGCGGTAGCCGCCCAGACTGTTGGGGGAGGCGGTAACAATATCTTTGCCTCAATGGATTGGGAAGAGATTTCTCGGTAGGGTCTTGACACCCTGCATCAACTAGTTACATCGTATCTCAGTTCTTTGGCAGAGGTGTCGATGCGATGGGGCTAACTCGCCTGCGCCCTACAGGCTACGCTTAAATGACACCGACGCGGTATCCGACGGCTAACGGATATCCAACTAACTTCTAGGGCTTGCCGGCTCTTAAACTAAGAAACGACAAAGAGACACGCTCATCGTGTGATGAGAAGTCTTCAGTCATTACTTCAACAAGGAGATAACTAATATGGCATGTACAAATATTGAGAATCTTCTGATTACTGAGTCCGGCCGTATCGGTGCGGATATCTATCGGAAGACTTTGAACACGTCCCCGTGGACGACTCTGGTTAAGCAAGAAGCTTGGCCGGATGAGATGGGCACAACTGTTAACGTTCTGATCTATGAGCGGACCCTGCCGGCTTCCGGTGCTGGGATCACGTTTACTGACGTTGCGTATAACGGTGTCGGCACCCAAGTCATCGGCGCTACCCCTACCGGTTCTAACACCGGACCCGGAACCTGCGCTGTGGCCGGTAACGACCTCGGCTTCGCCCAGACTCTGCGAACCTATAACCTCCAGCAGGCTGCAATCAACTCGCCTGATATCTGCTTGAACGACCTTCGCTTCCCCGTGAAGCGGCAGGAACAGCTCCGCAATATCATGTCGGTTCTGTCCGAAAACACGCAGTATGCTTGGGAAAACCGTTACCGTGACGAATACGTTCGTCTCGCTAACTACAACGTCAACGCTAACCAGACCGAACTCTTGGCGGCTTCCGGCCAGACCAAAGGTTCGTTCAGCACGAGCAATCTGCCTTCGAGCCGGTTGACCCAGGGAATCCTGCGGTACTTCTACTCTAGGTTGATTCGTGACGGCGCTGGTCAGAATGCATACGGCAAAGAAAACGGTGCTCCCGTGTTCTTGCTCATCACCTCCCCCGAGGCTTCTGACGACTTAATCAAGCTCAACGCGGACATCCGTCAGGATCTCCGTTTTGCGAAACCCAGCGAACTGATCCAGCCTCTCGGCGTCGAACGTAGCTACGCTGGTTTCTACCACTTGGTAGACACCATGACTCCTCGCTACGACTTCGTCGGCGGAGCTTGGGTTCGTCGCTATCCGTATGCCACAGATGCTAACGCATCGAAGGGCACTCGGTTCATCCCGAATCCCGCGTACTTCACGGCGGAATACGAAGATTCCATTATCTTCCATCCCGACGTGTTCACCTCGCTGGTCGCGAAACCCATCAGCTCCACCGGAGCTATGGCATTCGACCCGCAGAGCTACCGCGGTGACTTCCGCTGGCGGAATATCCCCAGCCGGGATTGTAACCCTGACGGCACGATCGGATTCTTCCGGGCTATCTTTAGCTCCGGTTCGAAACCCGTTCGTCCTGAGCTCGGTGTGGTTATTCGCCACAAGCGCTGCGCGGCCGACTTCGGCCTCGTTGGTTGCTACTCGTAATCTGAGTAATTGAATTGAAGGGGGGCGTAGGTTACATCCCTGCGCCTCCCTTCTTTTTATAAATATGAGTTGTGGATGCAACGAGTGTATGGCGAAACGCGGTCGTGGTCCTACCATGGTCGTGATTGCTGTCGCTCCTAACAAAGGAGAAAAGAATATGAAGATTGCTACGTTTGCAGTCCCGAAGGGTTTCACTCCGCCCGAAGGCGTCGTCGAGGGAGACACGTTCGAAGCTATGGCCACGTTTAAACACGGTGGCAAATCTTTGGACTTGGTTTCTATCGAAGGAGCCGAAGCGGAAATGCCCGAGATGGAAGAGGCGGAAGAGACCAGCAAAGCACCCGCTGAAGCTGGATTCGCCGAAGCCATCGAAATGGCAGCTGCCCCCGAAGGGATGATGTCTTAAGTGAAGCGTGAGGTGAAGGGCGAAGGCTGGAGAGAGTTTGTCTGCGCGATTGTCGAGCAGGGACTCCATGATCTAGACTTCGCCCTCACCGCACCTATTGGCCGTAAGCTTGACCCGAAAAATTCTTTCACCGCATTACATTTTGATTTGTTTTTCGATCAAGTTCCCGGTCTTTGTGAAGCTGCCAATATTCGTGTATCGGCAGAAGCTATCGAAAGAAAAGTAAGAGGAAAGATTGACAAACTACGAACTATCAGGAATAGAAGGAGGGAGAAACTATGTCAGAACCAACTCAAGCCAATATCGAATTCGTAAGCCAACTCCGAAGGGCTTTGCTTTTCGGGCAAATTACTCGTGCTCAATTGCGTGGTACTACCGGAGAAAATCTCCAAGGCAGTAGCTATTACCCAGCTTCAGACGATTTTGTTCGTAACTTCCAACGGGCAGTAGGTTCTGGTCAAGTGACCAATGCTCAAATCGCAAACCCAAGTTTGATTGAATCCGTTGATACCTACGCTCGTGCCAATAACGATTTTGTTTTACAATGCAACAGGGCAGGTGCTGCTGGTCAGCTCGTAACGACCGTAACTTAAGGGATATAGATGCAAACAAACGCACCTGCTGGCGGAGAATGGGTAGACCAGTTTAACCGAGCCGTAGCTTATGGCCAGATATCTTTTACAGTAGCATCTTGGAAGACTGGCGGGGTTCCCTCGAATACTGCTATCGGAAGAAATTCTTTCGAATCGAATACAACTGGATCTGGTAATTCAGTTGTTGGGGAAGAAGCTCTCTATTCAAACCAAACCGGAAGCGATAATGTTGCTGTCGGTGCAGGTGCATTATATAGTAGTCAGGGAAATAGTAATAATGTTGCTGTTGGAGTTAACGCGCTTCGAGACACAGTGTCGAATCAGAATGTAGCCGTTGGTTCACAAGCCTTGCGTAATAACACAACTGGCGATCATAATGTAGCTATTGGCGCTGATTCGCTAAGAAGCAACTTCGTGGGCGCATCTAATATTGCTATTGGAACAAGCGCTCTCTACACCACAAATTCTTCAAGGAGTATCGCAATCGGTTTTGACACTCTAAAAAACTCAACCGCAGCCCAAAATATTGCCCTAGGCCACCAGTCGATGAAGGAGAATATCGGGGGGGCTAACAATTTGGCCATCGGGATAGATGCTTTAAATAAAAATACAAGCGGGTCAGACAATATAGCGCAGGGAACAAGCGCACTCTACACAAACCAAACAGGCAACAAAAATGTTGCAATAGGGAATGATGCCTTAAATAAAAACACCGCTAGCGACAATATCTCCATTGGTCATCAGTCGTTAAAAGAAAATACCTCTGGTTCAAACAATATCGCTATTGGAGTGGATGCTCTTAAAAACCAAAATACACCAGAAGGAAACGTAGCCATAGGCAAACAGGCGGGAGATACTATTGTGGGCGGTGGCAGTAATATCATAATTGGACACGAAGCCGATGTTGATAATTCTGGCAGACAAAGATGTATTGTTCTTGGGAGAAGTGCAGTTTCTCCAGCAGTTGACGGCTCGCTTTCTATTGGCGGTACAGGGGGGAATGCAATGACGAATCTTAATGTTGCCACCGCAGGGGCGGCTGCCGTAGGAGAATATTTAAACATTTACATAAACGGAGTTCAGCGCAAGATTGCTCTTTTACTACCGAGCTAATAAACACGTAAGGAATAAAATATGGCACTATATCCCGAAGGCACAGCACCCTTACCCTTGGACGACGTCCAGAGGGCTGCTAACAAAGCGAATGAACTCAGCCGTCAGACCCTCGGTCTTAGCGGGTCTACTGTTCTCTCTGGGACTGGCACGGCTTCTGATGGTCCTTTCGTTGCTATTCAAGCTCTATCCAGTACCGCAGTTAGCGCTATCACAGCTGCTGGGATTACTGGGTCTGCTTCTCTTGTAACCACTCTTCCCGCTGGGACTATTGTGTACGGTGATATTCGTTCAGTAACGATCACTAGCGGTCTTCTTATCGCCTACAAGGCAGGATAAACCGCCATGCCGAAACTCGGCTTAGGCTTATCGTTACCGCAGACTAGAAAAGTTAGTGGCGTTAATGTTGCGATAACCAACCGAAACTTTAGCAACCTCACAGGTCTGACCAACCTAGGTGGAGGATGGTACGGCGGAGTTCCGTTTGGGTGGAATAGCGAAAAGACGGATGACAACACTTATTCTGTTCTATCAATTGATGGCGTTTTTTACGCAAATTTATCGCAATTGTCGGATTCTTCTCCTTTTCAGAGATTTTACCAAGACTTGGTTGGCACACTTCCAGCTCCTGCTACAGCCACTTTGACATTGAAAGCTTGTATGCTTGCCACAGGAAATAATGGTTTATTGGGATTTGCCTTTTATAATTCCACAAATGGCGATCTTATTGCAAATGGTAATGAAACTATTTTAAGTGGAACCGATTCACCATCCTCTCCAAGAACAGTTTCGTTCACTACTACTGCTCCAGCAGGAATTTCAATTCGACTTGCCTTTTGGTCTGCTCAGCCTATTGGGATAAGAGATATTTCTATAACCTTGTCTTAATCGCATGGACTACAAACAATCTAAATATGCGATTTACTAATGAACCCAACCCCCAAAGAAGAAGACCTCTTAGCATGTATCAAATACCTTTGTGACGAGGGGTTCATTACTATCTACCAAGACGAAAACGACGAGTGGTTTGTCAAAATAGCAGAAAACGTGTAAGGTAAGTGTATGGCACCGAAGGATAACGAAAGACTGGCTCGCATCGAAACAAAGCTCGATGCCACCTTGGCCCACCTCAATGACCACGAGGATCGGCTTCGTAAGGTCGAGCAGGCTTGGTGGAAACAGTCGGCTGTCGTCGGTGCTCTGATTGCTTGTGTGTCTTGGTTTGGGCCAGTCATTCGGAAACACTTTTTTGGTTCGTAATTCTTACGCATGGAGCTATATTAAGCCCATGAGATTACTAATCCTCCCGTTATTGTTATTGGTCGGTTGTTCCACAATTAAACCCAAGGGATCCCCAGAATTTGGTGGGGTTACTCGGAGGGTCGATGCTGTCGAACAAGCGGTCAACGCCGGCAACCTTCCCGCCATCAAGAAGGAGTTCGGTAGCCTTAAGTCTCAACTATCTTCCGCCCAAGCCGCTTGCGAAGCTCAAGCTGGGGATTACGAACGTATGGCGAAAGAAGCCAACGACTGGAAGGCCAAGCAGAGGAAAGCCTTGAAAGAACTATGGATCTATCGTGGTGCTCTTATCGCTTTAGGACTATGGGTCTTTAGGGGCTTTATCTTTAGCGGTATCATGTTCGTGGCTAGGAAGTTCGTGGGGATTCCTTGGTGAACTTCCTTAAGACCAACGTACAGGGCCTAATAGCCCTTGTGGTAGCCCTTGGCCTGTTCTTTGGGCTGGGACCCCTCCTTCAGCATATCAACCCCACAGCGGGCGTTATAGACATTGGAGCCCTACACCTGCTGGTGTTTGGCACGGTGAAGTTTCTCCTAGGGGTATTCGTGGTCTGGTTAGTTATCGCTTTCGACTGGAAGCCCTTCGACAAGTATCTGGACACCGAGGCTTTTGCCGACGACTTCCGTACCCTACACCCAGAGACGAAAGCCAAGCTACTGGTCTATCTCTTCATCGGGCTTTTGATTACATTCGCCCTGTGTACCCGAGGTTCCTAAATGTTCCGATCCTTCCAGCTCTGGGCTTTGCGACGTTGGTTCTCTCTGGAGGATTTGGAATGGGAAGTCCTGACCCGCAAAGTTATAGCCGTGGAAAAATCATGGCGTTCGCGAAATCAACAATCGGAATCAAAGAAGCAACAGGAAGAAACGACGGGAAAGAAGTCGAAGAAATCCTCAAAAGCGTCGGGCTCGAAAAGTCGGGAGCCCCGTGGTGCGCAGCCTACGTCGTCTGGGTTGGCGACTCTGCCCTCGGGCGAGATCGTAATCCCTACCCGAGAAGTGCGTGGTCGCCTGATTTCGTCAAAAAACCGAACTGGGATCGAGGGCGTGGTCGATTACCCTCCGAAGCAGATACCTTCGGGATCTATTTTCAAAGCCTTAAAAGAGTGGGGCACACGGGATTAATCGAGAGGGTATCCGGCGATTTTGCCATAACGATTGAGGGCAACACCAACAACGGGGGCAGTAGAGACGGAGATGGCGTATACCGACGCCGGCGTCTCTTGAGTTCCCTGTTAGCAAAGGACTGGCTGTGAGTTTAAGAATCGGAGCCGTCGGAGTACAAAGAGTTTCGGCCAAGCTATTGGAACATGGTTTCCTAGTTAGCCTTCCGGTATTTGATGCTGGGTATGACTTGGTATCAGATTGGGGTGGTAAACTTCATCGTATTCAAGTTAAGTCGACCATCGGTAACGAAGACCAACGCAGAAGAAAGATTAAATTCTTAGCAGTTAAGGGGCCGGGATATGGGTGGGGGTCTATGAAGAATATAAATAAAACCAAGAGCATCTACAGCAGAAGCGATTGCGATACCTTTATCTTTTATCATATCACGCAAGATGCTTTATTTGTTATGCCTCGATCTAAGATGCCTAAAACCAAGTCTATCTACTTGGAACCTAATTCAAAATGGCGGGATAACTGGGCTGTTATCAAAGACTAGTTGCCGTCCGTTTGAGAATACGATACATACGATTCTATGGCTATAGCTGATTCCACGTTACTCCTTGAGGGACAACGTGATTTCTCAGGCGGGATGGATTCGAGCAGAGCTCCAAATCTGATTTCGGACAATGCTGTTTCTCGGGCTGTGAACGTTACCTTCCGTGGCGGAACACCCACCACTCGCCCCGGATTCCGTCAGTTGATTCTGGCTAACGCAAATGTCGAAGCAAATGGTGGTTTAGATTCTTTCGTTAACGGTCTCTTTCAGGGTGGGTATTATTACCAAGATCGTAGAACAGATAGAAATCCTTGTGTGATTTCTGTGATGAGCGGATTTGTTATTAAAATCGATTTAGGAACATACGAAGTTCAAAGAGTATTCCCCGTTGTTGAAGCTCCCGATATTGTCTTAGGGGAGTCATACATAATTAAGACTGTGGGGACTACGACTTGGACAAGTTATGGGGCTACCGCTAACACCGTAGGGGAACAATTTGTGTGTACAACTGCTCCGGGTGTTGGGACGGGCACGGCGTACGCAATGAGTCCGATTGATATATATGCTGACTGTTATTTTGTCCAAGCTGAGAACTATTTGATTATTCAAGATGGGAGTAGCGCCCCTCGAATTTGGGATGGCGACAACCTTTGGATTGGCGGTAAAGGACCGGCTGGTTCTACTGGCAAGATTTCCCAAGTGCCGATCGGCACTGTGATGGCATATGGGCAAGGGCGGTTGTTCGTCGCCAATACTGAGCGGACTTCTGGCACGGCTGGTGATTTGGCATACGGAGGCAGCACCGATCAGGTAACTATTACTGCTGGTTCTGGGGCCCTTGCGGCTGCAACTTATTCTATTACTACCGCTACCGCTCACGGGTATTCCCCAGGAGATATAATTACTGTCTCTGGCCATTCTTCAAGCAATGGGGTGAATGGGACTTGGGAGTGTAAAAGTGGAACAACGGGATCGACTATTATAATTGATGCTGCTAGCCCGTCGTCGGCCACATCTGGAACCGGTGGTTTTGTTACGAAAGCGAATGTTGGAGCTGCTTCAGATCTTCTTCGCTTTACTGAAACAACCTATTTGGACGAGGGTGGTTCTCTGCAAGTCCCCGGTTTTCTAGGCAAGATCACAGGTCTTATTTTCATGCCAGTTCAAGACTCAGGGGCTGGCGTAGGCGATCTTTTGATTTTTTGTGAAACAGGGGTTCTATCCCTTTCCGTGGCTGTTCCTAGAACTCAATGGAAGAGTACGGCTGGGTTCCAGCGTATCGCCCTAGCTTCAATTGGGTCTACTGGCCAAGAGTCTTTAGCAACTGCTAACGGTGACGTTTTCTTCCGGTCTTTCGACGGTCTCCGTACTTATCGTAATGCTAGGGCCGAGTTCAATTCTTTTGGTCGTGTCCCAATCTCCGCAGAGATGAATGCAGTTCTAGAATACGATACAAAGAACATGTTAAAGAATTGTAGCGCTATAGTGTTCGATAATCGTTTTCTTTTCACAGCCACCCCTAAAATTGATTTCACAGGTATTTCCTCTACTACGCTAACTAAAAGACCCATTACCTTTTCTTCGATTGTGGCGCTCGATTTCACAACTTTAGCTTCGATCGGCGCCCAGAGGGCTTCTTGCTACGACGGATTTTGGAGGGGTTTGGACGTTACTAAATTGGTCTCTGGGGTTGTTGATGGAAAACCCAGAGCTTTCGCATTCTGTGTCGATTACGAAGTCAACGCGACAAACACCCTATGGGAGATCACCTCAGACATCTTTGCCGATGAGCCAGTCAATGCGGCGCCTATCCCAATTACGTCTATCTTAGAGACACGAAGCTTTCAACTTGGTTCTCCATCCGAAGTAAAGAAACTCATCCGAGCCGATCTATGGTTGGGGTCTTTACGCGGTAACACAGATTTCAAAATATATTGGAGACCCGATGAGTACGCCTGTTGGCGGGAGTGGCATGAATTCTCCCGATGCGCCACAGTAGAAAATTGCGTGATAACTGGTGTAGGAACTGAGTTCAATCTTGCTTCTCAATCGGTGACAATCGGTTTTTCCACATCCACCATAAAGTGGTATAGGCTTTCGGTTCCAGCTGCGGGCGGTTCTATTTATACCGAACCATTACAGTTCGTAGAGTCAAACCCTGTTGCTGACGTTTTACTGATGACAAATGCCCTTACCGCAGCGGGGATTACTTTTACTACCGTAACCAGAACAGGAGCCTTCCCAAACTATATTTACACTATCACGGGCGTTGGAACTGACTTTACAGTTATTCCAGTCAAGACTCCTGGGCCTAACGGGACAGCCAGTTGCGAAGACATGTTTGCCCCAAAGAACTTTCAACCCCAGTACCGCCCACAGATTCGCATGCCCACGCCCCCAGCCGATTCTGATCCGATTGTCGGACGACCTTATTATTTCGGCAACGATTTCCAATTCCGTATCGAATGGGTTGGCCACGCCCAGCTCACCCGCTTCCTTGTTCTTGGCCAGCGCCAACTTGAACAGTATCAGGGAACCGATTATGTGGAGGTTGTCTAATGTCTGAAGCTACATGCGAAGAATTGAATTGTTGCCCTCCGGGATTTACTGTTCCCCCGCTAGGCGGCGTTCTATCTATCGCTGGTGAGGACAGCGTAAACAACGACCCCAACATTGCAGATGGCGAGCTCGTGTTGGCCGAGGAAGCTGAGTGGGTGAATTGTGATATTGGTAGCGCTGGGAGTGCCACTTTAAGCGCATCTTCTACTGCGCCCGTACCGCCCCTAACAGTAACTGATTTCCAAAACGTAAAGGTAGGGTATTTCGCATACGCCGTAGCTATTGTAAAAACATTTACTGCTACTTCAGGTTCTCCCACAATCACCATTACCAATGGTGGCGTTACTGATGGAATCTCGGCCGGCGATATCGTTGAACTTGTTACTACTTACTTCCCATACGGGACGACCGTTCTAAGTATCTCAGCCCCAAACGTAACCCTTTCGAGCAACGCCTTGGGCTCCACTCCCTCCGGTGTCACAAATACGCTTATGTCTTTTAGACCAACAACCGGACAGGTTAAAATTGGGGGTTCTCCATTGATACCCGCTAGCACTACCGTTAGTAGTTTGACCTTAAGCTCGGCAGTCCTATCCAACGCAACGATAGCCCCATCGGCTCTGACCCGTGTTGTGGTAGCCTTTTTTCCAGCAGAAATCGATCCGAACGTGACGGACGAGGACGAGCTATTCACTTGACTTGGAAATACTTTTACAGGAGATAGATTTCAATGGCTGGCGTAAAGATCTCAAACCTAACGGAGCTTGTAACCACCCCTCCAGACACGGCCATTCTCCCCATTGTCGCAGGCGGTATCACCCAGAAGGTCACCATCGCCAATATCAAGACCCTCATCCCGCCGGGATCAGGTGCAAAGGGTGGGGCGGGCAATCTGGCTTTTTGGGAGAATCCCACAAATATTACGGTGGATTATTCGATTTCAGCCGGGGCTAATGCTGGGTCTTTCGGGCCAATTACGATTAACAATCTCGTCACCGTGACAGTCCCGACCGGTTCAACTTGGAGTATCGTCTAATGGCTCTTTCCCTTAGCGGTACAGACCTAATCGTTACTGGCAATATCAAAGACGCCAACGTCACGGCTGCTAAATTAGCCAGCGGTGCGGCTCGTACAAACTTTGGGGCCGGTGCTGTATTACAGGTTGTACAAGGCGTGAATACGAATGTCCAAAACAGTCTGACAAGTTCTACTTTTGCGGATATTCCTAATTTATCCGCAGTCATTACTCCTTCTAGCACCAGCAATAAAATCTTGGTTATGGTTTCTCTATATGGTGGAGCAACATCAAACTGTTCTGTAAGGTTAATGCGAGGGTCAACTCCAATAGCTGTAAATACAAACTCTCCGACTGGTTCAAGAAGAGTGTCTTCTGCTGGTGATCTTTATTCAAACTCACAAAATACTGGATCTACTATCAGCATTACTTTCTTAGATAGCCCAGCAACAACATCATCGACTACTTATAAGATGCAGTATTTGGTACTGGCTGGTTATCAGCTTTGTCTTAATTCAAACTACAATGACGTAGACGCAAACTATGTTACTAGGGGTATTTCGACAATAACACTCATGGAGATCGCAGGATGAGCATAGCAATTTCAGGATCCACAATCACCTTCGCAGATCTGACCACTCAGAGCTCGGCTGCTGTTGCTGGAGGTACGTTCAAGAATCGAATTATTAATGGCGACTTCAGGATTTGGCAACGCGGCACGACAATTTCTAACCCACTATCAACTAATTTTTACACGGCTGATAGGTGGGGTTGCAATAGGGCTGCTGACGTTTCGGGTGCTGTGGTAAGTCGCATAGCTTCTGGATTAACTGGGTTTGAGTTTGCTCTAGCTTTACAAAGAGTTGCTGGTAACACGGGTACGGAGGCGATAAGTCTATGGTATTCTGCCGAGTCTTCGGATGTTTATGATCTAGCCGATAACCAAGTAACACTTTCATTCTGGGCAAAGACGGGGGCAAATTTTTCCGGAGGTTCTTCAATTGGAGTTATTATTTATTCGGGTACTGGAACGGACCAAAGAGTTTATAATTATACCGGAATCGTATCTGTTGCTTCTACGACTCAAGCAATCACTTCAACTTGGACGCGATATACATTAACTGGGACCGTCCCAGCAAACGCAACCGAATTAGGGCTTCAATTCAATTGGGTTCCATCTGGAACAGCAGGCGCAGATGATTCAGTAAAGTTCGCAGGAGTTCAGCTCGAAAGGGGCGGAAGTGCCAGTACGTTTGAAACTCGGGCTATTGGTTCTGAATTAGCTTTGTGCCAAAGGTATTACTTAAAGAAAGCTGCGTTAACCATAAATGGTCTTGCGCTTGCTGGGAATGCAGTAGTAACAAATGTTCAGCAGGATTTTCCAGATACATTTCCAACGATGAGAAGCTCTCCAGTTGCATCTGTAAGTGCTGCTTCAGATTTTACTATTTATGTTGCAGCCGTAACAAGGACAGCCACAAACTTGCAGGCAGCTAATACATCGCCATCAAGCTGTTGGTGGATAACGCAAAATAATAACATTGGTCAAACTGTTGCCGTCACATTATACGCATCAAACGCAAACGCATTTTTGCAATATAATTCGGAGTTATAGTATGTATAAACAATCTGTTAAACTATTTGGCAGAAGCTGTGGCGTTGTGCGGATTTATGATAACTCATTTATTCCATTCGACCCAGCCAACACGGATTATCAATCCTACCTAAAATGGCTTGCCGAAGGCAACACTCCGCTTCCTGCTGACGAACAAGGAGAAACCAAATGAGCATGGGGTTTAGAGCAGAATCTACGAACACCAGCGGGGTGATCACCGTCGCAGGTGTAGATCAAGTCGTCATCAACAATGCCGGCGATGTAGCGGCCACGACCTTCACGGGTGCTCTGGTTGGTAATGCTGCCACGGCCACAAACTTGGCCACCACCACGGGAGCAGCCCCGGTCTACGGTGTGAGGGCTTGGGTTAATTTTGATGGGACTAAAGATACTAGTGGGACTGTGACTGCTGCGTTTACCAACAGATTTATTTACGGGAACGGGGCAGCTAGCGGTAATGTGACGAGTGTTCTGAAAACAGCTACTGGGTCGTATACCATCAATTTTTCAACAGCTATGGCCTCAACTAATTATGCTGTTATCGGGTCTACGGATAATGGTAGTTCCGTAACGGTAATTAACGTATTGGAAGTAGCATCTTTAGCTACAGGCTCTTGTTCGATTGTTACTGCGTACGCTGGGGGAGCAACAAACAGAACGTTAACAGATAAGGTCATAAATTCAGTTTATATTTTAGGATAATTATATGGCCCTAATCCCAGGAACCCTTCCCAACGATACCTGCTATGGCACACCGCAGGATCTCCTAGAACTGTTCGCACAGTACTTGGACGTTCCCGCTTTTGCCCTGAGTAGCAAGGTCGTGTTCTCCAACACCAATACGGGATTCACGTCGGATATCGTATGGTTCGACACAACATCGACGACTCGTCCGATTATGAAGATCACGGTGAGCTCCAGCGGATTCCTAGACTATGTTAAGAACTATATCACCGCTGCTCCTGTTGTGACCATAGTGGGAGCAGACAGCGTTCTCATATTGGATGCAAGTGATTCGGGTAACACCAAGCGGGGGTTGGTTTCTGATATTGTTTCTCTTGTAACACCCGCGGTGGCGAACAGAGCTTTCTTTTTCTACAAGAGCGCGGATCAAACAGTAACTGCGGACACAACTACAAAATGCACTTTTGACACGACTCTGTTTAATCAAAGCTCAATCATTACCCTAGCTTCGAGCACTTTTACTCCAACAGTTTCTGGATACTATTATATTCACGGTCATATTTTTTGTCCTGGTGGTGGTAGTGGTTATGCGGGGGCTATCGCTATTTACAAAAACGGTTCTGCTACTAATGGGTTGCATGGTTATGTGGGGTCAACCGGAGCAAATACGGGGATCTCCAGCGACGCTGGGGTCAGCGGAGTTATGTTTTTTAACGGTACTTCAGATACTTTCGAGCTATACGGCAAAACTACGTTTACAACATGGTCTGTCGGGTCCGGTACTGCAACAAACGCAATCGCTAGTTTAACGTATGCAACATACATACATGGTTTCTATCTAGGAGCTTAATATGGTTATTATCCCAGCCCTTATCTCTTACATCTACCCCGAAATTGTGTTTGGTTCTGACTACAATATCGTCGATCAGGCGGATGGTAACGGACCTCAACTTATTGATTGGTCTTATCCCCAACCCCAACCAACCGAAGCTGAACTAGAAGCAGCTTGGCCAAATGTGGAGGATGATTATATCTGGGCACCCACACGGAACACTAGGGACTGGAAGCTTCAGCAGTCGGATTGGACACAGTTGTCTGATGTTACTATCCCCAACAAATCTGCTTGGGTGGAGTACCGCCAGAAGCTTCGTGACGTAACCAAGGATTTCCCTACACCACAAGACGTAATCTGGCCAGTACCACCAGCGTAAGCCATGGCAATCACCCTAGCAGAAGCCAAGGCTACGCTTTCTGTATACGTCGACAATGGCGTATACCAAGATGACTCGCGTGTCACCGCCCGCATTAACGAGGCGCAGAGACGTCTCTATGCGGTGCGTTCTTGGTTGGGCGTTCTTGCCAAATATGTTGTACAGGTAAACGCAGGTCTGTTCGTACTTCCCGATTACACGGGTAGCATCAGCCAAGCCACGGGGTTCGGTGGTTTTGGCATCAACACGATCTTGCGGGTGACAAGTTCCTCAGTTCCCATTTCTCCAGTCGGCGCCCAGAGCATGTTCCTAACCAATAGTGAGCAGGCTTTCTTGGCCGACGGACAATCCATCGTGAAGGTCAGCCGTGACCCGAGTTCCTCTAATTACCGCACCTATCGAGTTTCTGGAAACGCCTCGCTTGTTGAGATCACGGGAAAACTTCAGTTCCAACCAGCCGCTGCCGACACCGATCTTCTAATCATCCAAGACTTAGATGCTCTCCGCCTTATGCTCCTCGCCCTTTGGCGGGAACAGAACGGACAGCTCGATCTAGCTCAGACATTCGAAGCTAAGGCCGTTGAGCGTTTGTCTGTAGTGTTAGACAAGACACTCGAGGGCGCTCGCCGATTAAACTATCAGTCCATCATCACAAGCTCTTCACCCGGAACCATGGGTTACATGAGGGCTCGCATGGCTCTCGATCTCAAGGACGGTCTCCACACCGACGACGCAGTCCTCTTCTACGCAATTGATCGAGCCGAGGAACATCTGATGACCAAGGGTAAATGGTTCGGGACGATTGACCAGTATACTGTAAGCGTACCCACCAACGGGGAAATCTATCTCCCTAATGAAGTAGACTCGATTTTGTTTGTAGCCCATGACAATCAGAGGATGGATTTGTTTGCGAGGGAGTACGACTTTCACGAGAACGGGCCCGGGTATAGAACTGTTAACAACGATTCGGTAAGCACAGTAGTCGATCGTGGAGAGGGTTATGTTCTGAACAACTCTACCGGTTTGTACGAATCTCAACGTCGTTATTTTGTGAACCGTCCAGACTGCGGGTGCGCGGTTCCAAACACCGATATCGTTATCCTAGCCAAGAAGCGGTTTGTACCGAAGACCAGTGACTCCTCCGAGATGGCGATCAAAAACTACCCTGCTATGGTAGAGATGGTTACCGCCTTGATGCAAACTGAAAAACCAGATTTCTTTACCTTCCACGAAAACAAGGCTATCGAACTCCTCCGAGCTGAGCTTCTTGAGAAGCGGGGTGGGGCCAGACTCAACATGCAGGTTCAGGGTTTGGGCTTCGCCATGGGTGATATACCCCATATCCTATAACGCAAGCAATTATTGACGAACGGCTTAAAATGAAAGATATCAATGGTCAAGTGACAACCTACGTCGAAAAGAAAATTCCCTTCTATCGGCATTGGAATAAGAAGGATCTTAAAAGCATGATCCAGTTCTTTTCTGACCTTGGCCAACTTATTGTGCATCAAAATAGCAAGGGTAAAGTTGACGGGGTTTTGGCTTTACAGTTTGTAGATAAGCCCGAGGATATCAGGGAGTGGGGGAACGACTTTAATTCCCAAGGAGTTGCGATTGTAGTTCTAGCCTCGGACGACAACCATATCAGAGGCGAGTTGGTTCGTAGCGCTATGGCAGTTTCTGGTGTGAGAAAATGGATTTGTTTCGAGAGGGGTAAATACAATGACCGCATGCGTGTATTACCTTGGGCTTTAGCGGAGAGGATGGCTTAATATGGGAGGTCGGAGAGCTCCAAAACCACCGCAGTTGCAGGCTCCTCGCGAGGTTCCTCTTTCTGAAACGTTTGGGAAATTCCTAGGGCAGGAAGCCCAAGTTCCAGCACTTTCGGCGTTTGCTTCTAATTTGAATAGGCAGTTCCGACAGGAACTTGAAACGGGTTTGCCCGGAACACTTGGGGCGACAACTCAGATAAGTACGCTAGTCAACCAGTTGCTGGGAGGGGCTGTGCCTGCTGATGTTCAGGCCCAAGTGCAAAGACAAGGAGCTGAACAGGCCATGGCACTCGGAGTTCCGGCGACAAGTGGGATGGCTCAGAATCTCCAAGCTCGCGATTTCGGGCTGACCTCAATGGAGCTAATGCAACAGGGAGCAGCTTATACTCCTGGACTTGTTGATCTTGCGAACTTCCTTTCACCCCAGCAGACTCAGAACTACTTGTTCACAACAGGTCAGTTGCGTGGCGAAGATTTAAAGGCAGCCCAAGACCAAGCGAATGTAGCCAACCAAAACGCCATTAATAAATACAACTATGATGTGGCTAACGCCAGAAGTAGTGGTAGTATGCTCGGGACTATTGGTGGCTTAGTGGGAGGAATTGCCGGTAGCTTCGTAGCTCCGGGAATCGGGACAGCAATCGGTGGCATGCTCGGTAGCGGACTGGGAAGTCTCGCTGGGGGTGGCGGATTTCAGCTAGGAGCTGGACAGTCCGGTATGGCTATGGGTCCCCTAGCTGGTTTAGGGAGTTCTTTGTTTGGTGGGGGATTACTCGGTGGTGGGGGTGGTGCAGCGGGCTTGCTTGGGAACACCGGTGGGGGAAGCGTTTCTCCGACAGCTTTTAGTTCTATTGGGCAAGCTTTCACAATGCCGACGGCTTCCTTTGGGGCTCCGCAGTATTCTGGTAATATGATTTACGATAACTTGACTAATGCGTATATGGGTGGTCTTGGCGGACAGGGAATGCAATCAATTAGGAAATACTAATTATGGCAGACCAATACCAACTCCCAGGACAGTTCCAAGTCCCTAGCATGGCAGAGATTTCGTATAACGCTGGGGACGATAATGCCCAAGCCACAGCCCAAGCTGCGAATTTTATTAAGCAATGGAATGCTGTTACGAATATCGAAAACGCTAACCGAGCTCAGTCACTAAGAGAAAAACAGTTCCAACAGCTAGTCGTCCAGAACGATAGGGATTTCGACCTCAGACGGGAGAGGCAGGATCAGGATATTCGAGTTGGGGATTTAGATTTTGAACTTAAAAAGTTTGCGTACGATACCCAAAAGAGAAACTTTAACCAACTAGAGGAGACATGGGCGAAGAAAGACGAGATTCTTGGAGCGCTTGAAGCTTTCTCCCCGAATGGTGGAAACGACCAACAATACCCACAGGCTAGGGTGAGAGTATTTAAAATGTTCGGGAATAACCCGAATGCCTACAAAATTGTACAGGGTATTCTCGGGCCGTACGATGAACAGTATCAGATTTTTAAAGCTAACAAATACACGGAAGATGCGGTCGAGGTGCAGGGTGCTTTCGATGACGGGATACTTGACGATATAAATATTGGGGAGACCCGAGCCGTAGATTATTGGAGAAATGCCAAGCTTAATCAGAACGATGACCCAGACGGTTTCGCTGCTGCTGTCCGACAACTCAGGCGTAAAATTAACGAGGTTCGTACGACAGAGGCGGAAGGTAGATTCGCAGCACAGAATCTTGCAGAAGGTAATATTGTAACACGGGAGCTTAAGCTACCAGACGGTACGACGTTGAAGAGTACTGCACCAAGGGTGTTCGCACCCTCGAGGACTGGTACTGGCACTTCTGCTGGGGTTAAGACCTACGAAAAAGCGGACTTTGAAGTCCTCGATGCCCAGATAAAATCTGCCGAGAATAATATTGCAGAACTAGATTCTAAGATCGCTGACGAAGATAACGAGCTTAAGAAAGCTGGTCTTCAAGCGGAGAGAGATGGGCTCGTAGTTAAGAAGGATTCGCTCCAGAAGGTAGTAGATATGGGAGTGAAGTTGCTAGAACAGAAAGCAACCACCCAACTGCCTCAGACTACAGGTCAACCACAGGCAACCCCAGCGGGTGGGGCAAAGAAGAGAACCTTACAGCCTCCATCTTTCCCAGCTCCAGCTACAACCCCAAGGCCACAGCCTTCGGCTAGCCCCATGAGCTCGACAACTACCCCAGCCACCACCGAGACAGCGGTTATTGGGTACGTTAGCGAAGAGGGTATGCGATTGACGGAAGCGGAAGCTAGGGCACAACAAGCCGCCGGAAAACAAGTATTCCCGATTCGACCTCCCGCAGTTGCCAACCCGTTCGGTGCTCCGGTCGTTAGCGAGGGAGTTAAAGCCTCTATTTCAGGTTGATCTAAGCCATAAATTTTGATACTTAATTGGTTATGGCTGAACTTACCGAGGATGATTTTTTAACAGCCTTGGAAGAACAGCAAGCTCTAGCAGAAGGTGTTGGACCCGAGGAAGTTCCAGAACAACCAGTACCCCAGCAGGCTCAAGCACCAGTCCAAGAAGAACAGGAAGCCCCTGCGTTTACCCAATGGGAAACCTACAGGAACGATCCTAGATTCGCAGACCTGTCCCCAGCCCAGAAACAAAACCTATTTGACGATTGGCAGAACTACGCCACCCAATACTTGGCTCAGAATGGTGAACTGGCCACCGAAGAGGATGTAAAGTACACCGAGGGTGTCTTCACCGATATCGCCAAGATCGACAATCTGCGTAAGCCTATCTTCAATGCTCCTAATTATGTAGAGCAGTTGGCTCAGCAAGCACAGTCTGGTTTCGGGGCTATGGAAGCAGGTACCGCTGGTTACGCATCGGCTCTCGGAATGACGGATACTACGACAGCTTCGGACGTAATCTCTCAGAAGTATCGGGAACAGCGGGATAGATATGTTAACCCCGAGTTAAAGAAGTTTACGGAAGATCAACTTGGTTTCTTCGGCTCGGC